TGCATCTGGGTCAGTTGTTTCTGTCAGAGCGGTAGTTGCAGCGGATAGGTCAACGTAGCGTTGTAGAACTACAGTTGAGCCTGGGATTGCTTGACGGGCTGGACGCTTATCTGCGACTGAACGAATTAGTGGTTCAGAACGGAGAGCGAATTCTAGAAGACGGTCATATGCCTTCTGTACTAGACCAGCACCACCAGCGGTTCCACCTAATGAGGCGGAGTCTGTTGATACGTATGCCATTTCGTCACCTCCAAGTGACTATGAACGGAATTATTGTTGTGAGCGAAGTACATCTAACAATGCGTCCATTGAATCCGCATTATCGATGCGAAGATTTAAGTCTTCTGCTCGGTCAGGTGTCATAGCATTTTGAGTGAGAACATCTTGCTGTCTTAAGGCAGCCTTATCTATTTCACTTACTTTAGACTCTTCCTTGTTTACTTTAATTCCAAATAAGTCTGCGTTATCGTCGAGCCAGTTATTAACCGTATCTTCGTTAACGTCTTCTAGGTCTTTAAGTACAAGTCTTGCAGCCTTTGCGTTGACGCCTTTCTTTTCTAGGACTTCCTTGACGGTTCTCTCACGCTGCACCTTGGATAATGACTCAAGTTGCTCAGTAAGTTCCTTGATACGTTTCTCATCTGCACGCTTGGCTTTGCGTAATTTTTTAAGTAAATCACTGCCGTCCATTTGTGTATCTGTTTCTGTATCTAGGTCGTCGTCTTCGTCTTCCCAGTAATTGTTGCTCATAGCAACCACCCTTTCTATTCGTTGTTAGTCGCAAGCCTCAAGTCAATTCGGGGAAATTGGTTGGCTCTTGCTATCGGTCTTTTACGCTATGTGAGGCCGATGGATTCACATAGGATTCTATTTATATTAAGCCAAGACCTCTATTTTGTGAGGCGAATGACCTGCTTCCTGCTGTTCCTGCTGAACCAGAAAGTCTTGCTCTTTCACGTTCTGCTAAATCTGCTAATCTTTGAAGTTCTGCTGCACTCTGGTCAAATGTTGCAGCGACTGCTTGCTCTGTTGTGTATGCCTTTTCTGGTGCTATGCCAGTTTCAAAAGATGTTAACTTCTGTGCTGTTGGAAGTATCTGTGCTACTCTTGCAAATTGTGCACCAGCGGTTCCAAATGTTTGTCCTTTAGAAACTAATCCAGAAGCAAGTTCATCACTTATGTCAAGTCCTTGTGCTGTACCAGCAGCAATAACTCCAGCCTTCTTGACTTTACGCTCTAGTTCTTTTACGCCCTCTGTGCCAGTTAACAGTGCTTTGGCTAAGTCAGCCCTAGTTGCACTAGGCATACTCTTGGCTACTTGTGCTTTAAATACTGGTGGAGCATTATCGATTAAGTCAAATACATCAACAATGATTGCTGTGCTCTCGTCTACTGACTTACCAGTACCCATAACTGTATTTAAAAATGTTTCATTTGCCAATTCACCTAATGCTGATTGACGAAGGATGTCACCTAGTCTTTGTTGTGACCTTATGTATTCCGCAACAGTAGGTACATCAATTGCTTCACCTTTTGCACGACGTTCTTGTAGTTTAAATATACCACTGAATCGATTTGTAAACTCTGGTATAGATTTTTCCTGTTGTGCTTGATATAGTGCAAGATTAATTGAATCCTGTATGGTTGCACCATCTTTGTAGAATCCTGAAACTAATCTATATAGTTCAGATACATAAGGCTTTGATGCCTCTTCTTTACCCATAAGCAATGAAAGAGTATTAATAAAAAATTCTCTGGCAAGTACTGGACCAGTGGCAGTCGGAGCAAGGGTGCTACTTAGTGGAGTTGTTTGTGTGTTGACGTTGGTTGTAGTTGTTATTGGTTGTAATGCACCAGTGTTTGGGTTAACTTCATATCCCAATGCTTTAGCCTGAGTTTGTAATTTTTGTGTTTGTACATCTGCGCCAGCATAAGCCTTTTCAAGCGCTGCTCTAATATTAGGGTCTTTAATTTCAGATAACTGTGAACGCATTCCCTCATAAGTAGGCTTAGATGTGTCAGCAGTTTGATTAGTAATGTTTCTTACAACATCAACTGGACTTGGTTGTGCGTTTAGTGCTGCAAGTTGACGCTCTAAATCTTTTGCTAACTTGTCTGCCTCTGTTTGTTTCCTGGCCATTATACTCCAAATCCAAGTGCTCTACCAAGTTCATTTGCTGCGTCTATAGCATTATTAATTTCTGCTCTGGTCTTATCTCTATTTGGGTGCTTAAGTGCAGCACGAGTTGCTTCACCTACAGACGCTGGTGGAACCTTGCCGATAACACCATCTGGTCTAATTAACTTATCAATAAATGGGTCATTTAAATTAAGAGAATCAACATCTACTTCCCAAGCATCTGCAACTGCTCTTAGTACTGGATTAACCAAGTCTCTAACGCTTGCGTTGGGTGTTGTCTTAAGACGTTCAGCGTATTGTGGGTATTCAACTGCAGCCTTTGCTGCTAATTGAGTCTTATAATCATTTGCAGTAATCTTGCCACTAGCAATTTGTTTAGCAGCATTCTGGATTTCTATTTCAGAAACTGTGCTTAAGTTAAATGCCTTAGCAATATTACGTGCCTCGGTAAGAGCATCTAGGGCCTTGGCTCCTAGCGCCTTCTCGTCAGCAAAGTTTACCTTTGACCAGATAAAGTCTCTAGTAAATGTCTTTGGGTCAAAGAAAGATGGGTACTTAGTGCTGATAATATTCTTGACAGTTGAAGAAACATCAGCAGTTTTACCTGACTGAATAGTTTCTTTTGCTTCACGAACTACTGTATCTAGTTGCTCATTAGCCTTTTTGTTATAAGCAGTAACAAATGCTGCAACATCAGCAGAACTAAATTTACCAGTAAATTGAATATCTTCAGCAATACTTTGAAGTAATTGCTTCGCAGCGGTTGGGGTAAGTTTAATGGCTTCAGAAGAGATTGTTTTACCAGAGTCGCCACCGCCTAAACCAACCGCAGCAAGTGCTGCAGCAACGGCTGCTGCTAAGGCTTTCTCATCCATTATTTACCTTCTTTCAAAGTAGCATCTTTCATATTGTCTTCTTCAAAATTACGGTTAATTAATTCTTGTAATTTTGGGTGCCAAGTTTTCATACGCTCATCAATAAATGCTATATAATTTTTCTTTACACTAGACTTTTGAGCACTTCTGTCTGGCATACCTTTATATACTTCAACTACAGTATTTCTAATAGCCATAAACTCTTTGACATCGTTCCACAATTTTGTATTGCCATACTTACTCATCCACTCATCATTGTTTAAAACGGTGTTAAGTGCATAGGCATAACGGAAAGACTTGTCGCCACGTTGTGGGTCATTATACTCTTTCCACCAAGACTCACTTTGCTTTCTGATTAAATCTCCAGCAACAATACGTCTGGCCTCAAGAAGTTCTGGGTGTGAACGTAGTGATTTATTATCACGTCTCTTGGCTTCAGCCTCTAATGTATCAGTTAACTGATTATATAAAGCCCAGCCACGGTTAATTTGTCTGCGTTCTTCTTCTTGCTTAGGAGTTAACTTGATGTCATTTAATACGCTTCCGTCTGGAAGTTTAGTTTTAGGGTCATTAAGTATTCTATAAATAGAAAGATTAAACTCTTCTTTACTAGCATCGACATCAAGAGTTAACAATCCAACCAACTCTTGACTTTGTCTTGCTAGCGTTTCGGCAAGTCCTGTTGAGTCTTCAAATACACGCTTATAAGATTCATAGTTAGGTTGAATATAAGCATTCGCTGAAGAGCCTTTAAAACTTACTCTATCGAGTGGGAAGTTGGGACCTAATTTGGCAGTTAACTCTGCCCCTGCAAGTTCTCTTGCGAGTTTCTCGTTGTTAGCAATTAATCTATATTTATTAACAAGTAAGTTATATGCTTCTTCATACAAAGCCATTGGGTTGGTATCAACCTTTGCTGGAGCACCAAAGATAGATGCAAATGCCCAGTTGGCTTTTACTGCAAAATTCTTCCTAGTGTCACGATAAACTACTTCTTCTCCAGGATACTTCATAATGCCTAATTCATCTAAGGTCATATAGTAATTATGAACATCTTTCCAAGAGTTTAAGAAATCTGCATTTCCCTCTGGACCATTAAAGTAGAACCAAGCATCTTTTGCCCACCTTGGAACTAATGAAGATTTCCAGTCAGTTTGTGGACCATATGGAAATAGAACATCATAGTTAGCGCCTAACCAACTCTTCATTAAATCTTCTGTTTGTGGTTTACGTTTGTAAATTTCAGCAACAGCAGCACTAGAAAATATAGATGGAGATGGATAGTTAAGCAAAAATCCTATTGAACGAGCATTTAATCTAATACCCTTGCCACCAAAGAATCCCATTTCCTTAGTTGCTGGTACTACTAAGTGCGTAGCCTCTAGTGGATTATCTGTAGGGTTTCCATATTGGTCTACACCAAACGACCTAAATGCTGATTGGTAATTATACAGGAATTGACCAACACGTTCTGGATTCTTGAGAGCAAAACGTCCATAACGATAGAAAGCATTTAAAGATGCAGTGGGAAAAGCGGTTGCTAATCTAGCAGAATATAATGCTCTATTCTGTCTACGAATTGTATAGAATGTTTTCTCATTCATTTCTAATGCTTCTCGTCTAGCAGCAGAACGTAAAACTTCTAGTTTATTAAAATTAAAAGTACCGTCTTTATTTATAAAAGTAAAGCCTTGTTCGGTTAATTCATTTGCTTTTTTAGCAATAGCATCTGGAAAAAATCTATCAGCAGCAGCCCAGCGAATTGGATTTTCTGGACGAGTTAATAGACCAAAAATACGAGAAGCACCGTTGTTGATAGCGCCTTCAATTTTATCTAAGGTTCTATATCCAAACTCAGATGCTACGTGAATATTAAAATCTAATGGGTGAATTGGGCTAAGTCTATTTAATTCTCCACTTAGAATTTTAGCCAGTTCTGCAGAGTTAACTTCTTTTGAAAGCACTAATGCTCGTGCTTCAACATTAGGTAAGTATCTGTTTACTAAACCAAGTCTATCTCTTACTGTATCTAATATTACAGAAGGAGTTGTTTCTCCAAATTGTTTAAAATAAACTTGACCTTCTTTGCTTAATCCCCATTCAACTAATTCTTTTTCGGCTTGGCCAGCAAGAATTCTATCTACCAACTTGTCACCACGAAGTGAGCGGTTAGCAAAATATGCTAACTCATCAAAGTAGATTGGGTCATTTACAAAAGTTACAGTAGATGGACCTCTGCGAAGAGTAAGGTTTGAGCGAACACCAATTCCAATTTGACCTAAATAGTTTGCTGCAACAGTTCGTGAGTTAGAAAATTCTTCACTAAATGCAGCACCAAATTTATTTTCAGCAAATAAAGATTCTATTGGAACCCATCTGCCTTCAATTTCTCTGTACTGTACTGGTTTTCCATAATAGCGCTTTTTATAAGCAGCATCTTTTAGGTAGACATCGGCCTGTGCTTTTCTAGCGCCACCTAAGTCCGTAAGGATGTCATCAATAACTTTATATTGATTTGCTATTTCTTTATTAGCAGCAAGAATTTCCTTAGCCTCTGGTGCTAGAGTATGAATAGAACCCTTAGCCTTTGTAATTGCTGCTTTAGCATTTGCAACGTCAGCAGCATATCTAGCGGTTGGATTTGTTTGTGCAACAGCGTCTTCTTTAACAAGGAATTTTTTATCAAATATAAAACTTGGATGAACGTCGGTTGGCATATATTCAACTGGTCCTTTAGGGCCACCAGTTGTAAACGGAAGGGTTTTATTATTTTTAACCTGTAAAACAGGAAGACCTTTATCAATTCTATTTTTCATTTCTTGTGCAGAGCCACGAGTAGTTCTTACTGGAAGATAGGGAACATTCTCAGCAAGTGCTGCCTGGAGTCTATGATTTCCTTCACCAAGATAAGCAAGTCCAGTCTCATTATCATATACAACCACAAGTGGATTTTCAAGTTTTCCAGTACGGAAAATTTCTCTATAAGAAGTTACCAATTCTGCATCGACTGGATTACCAGGCATTTTTGCAAGATATTTTGAATCAACAAATCCAACAACACTGCGTGTTCCTGGAAGCCCGCCTTTGCCACCATCTATGTATTCTTTAATATTTGGAAATAGTTTTGTTTTCTTTGTGCTTGTTCCAGATATAGACTCTAAGAAATTAACTCTGCGCTCAAGTGAGGCAATGGTTGGTACGGCTGATTGCTCGCCAAATGGACGAACTGCATCACGCAATTCAAGTTCAATATCATCAACTAATTTAGAGGCAGCCTTAAGGTCTTTCATAATTAAAGCCTTATTGTCTCTTATAGTTTTAGGAGATAATTTAACTGCATATTTTTCTGGCTCTAAGTATAAAGCAGCCTCAGCAGTTAATCTATCCAGAGAATCTATTGCCTCATCTAATTGCTTAGATATATCAGTTACTGCTCTATCTACAGCATTAAATTGTTTCTTATTAAGAACTCTATTTGCTTGACCAAGGATTCTATTTTTATTATTTTTAATAAAATTCTTAGTCATATTAGGAACATTGTCTGTAATAAACTTATTACCGTGTGCCAATGTTGCGCTTAGAATTGGCTCAAATAGTGAGTTCTTTGGAATGTATGATGGACGTGCAAGGACGTCTATGGACCAATACTTGTTGAATGTTTCATAAACAAATTTAATAGCATCATTTGCTTGATAAACTTTAGTTTCAAACTTGCGCTTCTTAATAGCAGAGTTCAACTCACGCTCAACTAAGCCCCACGGAGCCATACGACGAGACTCAATTAACTGACGTTGGGTTTGGGCGTCGGTGATAACACGTTGTCCTTGAGCGTCCATTGCATAACCTTTTTGGGCAATAGAATTTGTCGCACCAAATACTTGATTTTTAATTTCTTGAGTAAATGTTCTAATTGTTCTAGTGTCAAAAAATCCTTTTGAGTATGCAAGGATTAATCCCATTTGGTCCTCTAGTTCGTCAAGGACATTATTGCGCTCTATGTTTGTTTGAGCATTAGCAAACCTAGATTTTACCTGTGTTCTAAATTCACCAGCAGTAATCTTTGTTTTTGGTGTAATGTTAATTAAGTTAGCACCATTAGTAAACAAATCAATATCATCAAAGAATGCGTCAATTTCTTTTAATCCATCAAGTGGGCGAGAACCAGAGTATGTTACAAAGCCAAGTGGCTTTTCTGTTCCCACAAACCTTACAACTCTAGTAATAGGACCATTCAAAGAACCGCCAAGGATTCTTTCTTCTATTCCACCAAGTCTAGTAAAATCTCTAGTAATAGCAGAGGTTTTTAGGTTCTGTAATTTTTCACGAGTTTTAATAAATGCACCCTTACCAAGAACTGGTTCCATAGGTACATAATCTTTTGCAAATTTACCTGAGGTTCCAGTTGCTGGGTCAAGTAATGAATCTTTAATAAATTTATATTCAGGTACACGATTAATGGCATCATCAAACGCAGCATTCATACGAGACCAAGCCTCATCTGAAAACTCTAATGGTTTGCCGTCTTCAATTCTTTTGGCTCTCATTACAGAGTTAATGTCTGCAATTTCGTAAAGGTCGGCAGGTGCGTTCTTGGATAATCTATCTAATGCTGGCAAGTAACCTTTATCAGCAAGAATTAAATCTTTAACTGTGTTTGGGTCAGTAGCCCTCTGAATTGGACTAAATAAATTTTCGTTGTTTGTATACTTTGTAAGTATTGTAGACACGTCATCAATGTTAGATGTGGCAGCCAACTTTGCAATATCATTACCAATGGCTGTTTGTCTACCAGATGCGGCGCTACTTTGAGTAAACAAAATTCCATCATCAATATCTTTTTCAACTTTAGAAAGATTTTTGACTCGTGTAGTAAGTCCAGCCTTACGAGCACCTAAAGAACCTACCTTAGCAGCAGTACCAAATGCGCCAGTCAATGCTATATTAGATACTGTAAAATCTGTTAAGCCAGTAAAATATCTTCCAACTGTATTGTCAACAAATGCTTTTTGAATATCATCATCATTCCATAAATCAACTTCATCTAAGTCAATTCCGCCTTTATCAAAAACAATATTTGCAATAGGCTTAATCATTGATAAATCTGATTTAGTTAATGCTTGAGCAAGGCTTACTTCTTCTGAACGGTTGTATGCCTCTATAACATCTGATACTTGAAAGCCTTTTTCAAACTCATCTTTTTGATATAATGGAGAGTCAACATCTGTTAATAGTCCATAAGTTGCAATTGGCCGAGTTACATATGGAGAAATAACTTCGTCGTGAAGTTTTATTCCAGCCTTTAGTACTAGGTCATTGCTTACTTCAATGCCTTTTCCTAATACATCAACGCCTTTTGCTTTATTTTTTGCTGAATATTTTAAATTTTCTTTAACAATATTTTGTGTTTCTTGTTCTAGGCCTAGAGCAGTTAATTGCTTGCTTGTCCCAATTTCAACTCCAGCAGGAATTACAACATTTTTAATGGTTTGACCAGCAGTACCCAAAGTACCTGCAAGAATTCCAGGAATATCACCTAAGGTGCTACCTATGGGTTTGGCGATATTGTCTAGGAAACTATTCCATAATGACATTATATCTCCTTAAATTCTTTTACGACTAGGTGCACTGCCTTGTGGTTGTTCTTGTGTAATTGCTTCAATAAAAGCATCCCTATCATCTACTGAATCCCAAGGAACTAATGATAGTTTCATAATAATTCCTAGGTTTTGATAACCTAAAGAATTTGCAAACTTATCAACATTGTCAAATAAACTACCAGGAGCAAAGGCACTCATTGCATCTCTTTTATGACAAAACTTAAAAACTGCTTGTATGAATCTGGAGCATCTGGTGCTTGAGCAGCAGCCACTAAAGATGGCATATATTTGTTAATAATCTCTTTGTTCTCAATTAATCTTTCATCGCTACGAAGTGAGGCTGGTAATACACTCTCGCCTGCTCCACGACCAAAGTTAACGCCAGTAGATTGTGGTTCCATTGGGTTTTGAGTATCATCTAATAAAGTTCTGATACTGCTCATATCAAATGCTGGTGTTCCTTCTGCTTTAGCCAATTTTGCTCCACCTTGTTGTGCCATAGTTTCTACTCCAGTAGAACCTAAACTTTTCATATCTGGAATGTACATATTTGGTTGACCATCTTTGCTACCAGCCCCGCCAGTTGCTGATACGCCAAAGTTATTTTGTGGAGAATTAGGTTGGTTACCACCACTGTTTTCGTTACCAGCCATCGTTCCTCCTACTTAATTTTTTTAGGTTGTTCTTTTGATATGTATGGTCCTGCTGTAAATGCGGTAAGTTTAGATGCAATCTCCATTGCTTGGTATGCATCTGCTCCAGCATATAAAGCGCCTAGCGCATATGGTGCGCCTGAGCCTGCAGCATATACTCCATCTGCAGATTTACTTATTGATAACTCTTGGTCAACATCAAAGATTTCTCCACCAACAGCCATAATAAACTGAAAGCGAGTTTCTTTTGTATCTTCATCAAAGTTGTAGCCATTATCTGTCATACACTTACGCAGAGATGGCATAGCCTTTACAATCATAAAACGATATAAATTTTCTCTATCTTGCTTAGTAGGAGTTGGTGGCTCCCAGATATGTTGTGCTATATCGCAAGGTAATGTCTCACCTGAACCAGCAATTAAAAACATTCCATTTTCAGAAATCTTTTTAACCTCTGGGTGTGAATAAATTTTTCCATCAGCATCAGTTGTTTGACTATCAGCAACTATGAAGCAGCGGTCTTTATGCTCTAAACCAATTATTGTTGTCATTGTCCCCCACCTAGTTAGCCTCTGGTTACGACTCTTGCTCCTGCCTTACCAGATGCTGTAAGACTTGAGAGAATAGTTTGAATGTCTGGTGCTTCTTCCGCTGGAGGAAGAGCGCCTCCTACTGGCGAGGCTGCGGGAGCAGGGGACGGTTGCTCAACCATTTGTGCCTGACCAGCAGGAGGAACCTGTGGTTGTGCAGGAGCAGGCTCTGGGGCAAATACCTCAGCGATTGCTTCCTCTATTGTCGTCCCTTTTTGTCGCAGTTTAATTACATTTGCAATTTTCTTTACAATGTCACTTGGGTCTTGACCCTGTGCTGCCATACCAGGAATTGCTTGGCTATATGCTTGAATTGAAGATAATAGCGATTGACGCATATTTTCAATTTCAATCTTCTCTTGTTCTTGTCCGACGTTAACTGAGAATGGCATTTCACGCATAGCCATATCTTTAGAGATAAGTCCGCCACCTAATGCTTGTAGCATAAAGATTAATCCCTGGGCAGGATTCAAACCTGCAAGCATTCCATATCGAACATCGGCTGAGTAGTCGCCCTTGATGTCTTTTGATGGTTCGTAGGTAATCTCATATGGAGAGCCAGAATCTACGCCACGTATAGTCTTGGAGCCAGGGAATACTTTTTCGTCCACCTCAAAGCATATGCTGATTACTTCACGAAGCGCTGAAGCAAAGATTGCTTGAGCAGATTTAATTTGAGTATCAAATGCACCCATCAAAGCCTGTACGCCTTGACCAGTTACGATTGAAGCATCAATGTTTCCTGTGCGAGACTCAGGGTAACGTGAGCCTACACGAAGTTCTTGATTTAATAATGTTTGTTCAGTGAACGCACCTTGAGGTAGAGTAAGTTCTACACGGCGTACACCTGCAGGGTTGGCTGTGCGGATAATCGCATCGCCACCTAGTTGTAATTCATTTACATCGTTAGGAAGTACAATTGGAGACTGTACAGATTTTTCTGCTGCTTCCATTGCAAGCATAGCAAAACGATTGCGTAGCAATTGGATACCAAGTACATCATCAAATTGTCCACGAATATCATCGTCAACATTTGGTCGCTTGGCAACTACAATCATCAATTTGCCAATTGGGTTGTTAGCCTTAGATAAAACTAAGTTATCACGGCGTGGTACATAAACTACTGACTGGTCTTTATCGTAGTAGCGTATGATTTCAATTAGCCCATTTAGGTCTTGGTCATATCCCATAGGCCCAAGTAGTTGACGCTCATACTCTGGGAATTGAGCAGTTAACTCGCCCAATGTTAGAGAGTATAATTTGGCAAATGCAACACAACGTCCATAGCGGTCAAATTCAGGATATGCCATCCTAGAGTTTTCTATGCGTATGCGAGGCATCTGGTTTTCTTCGTCGAGTTCAATTACGAACGCAGCGAAACCGTAGGTTATATATCTATCCGCTCCTGAGTACATTTGTACCGCAAGGTCAGAGTGATTAAAATAGTTAGAAGCAATGCGAGTGCGCTTATCAGCAAAAGCACGGGCACGGTCAGAAACAGAATTCGCCGCAGAACAGTTGACCGCTGGCAGTGGCGCCATAACCTCAGAAAGGTCCCTGGCAACAATATCAATAAAATTTGCAACGACATTTGAATCTACGCCCTCTGGAAAAAAGTCAGGATAAACGTCGGCGATTTTGCCTTGACGTACAGCAAGTACATCTCCAGCACGAGCATCACGCTCTGCAGCACG